CGTGCCCCGCCGTTCCAGTGAGGGCGCCCGAGACGATGCCCGTAGGGGCGGCTTTGCCAATGTAGCGCGCGACATTCCCGGTCAGTGTGCCGGTTGCGGCCTGCTTGATGGCGTCGATTTCCTGATTGTTGAATCCGAGCCTTTTGGCAACCGGGACATTTGTGTTGTTCTGCGGGCGCGCGAGCTGCTTCACAGCCTGCCGCATCGCGTTGTCGATGTTTGCACCGCTCCCCGCCGTCCCCGCATTCAGGTTAGCGAGATCGACCTTACCCATGACGGTGTTCGACCGCTTCCCGGCCGCCCAATCGCCTATTGCGTTCTTGAGGGTCGGGAATGGATTTTGGCCGTGCAGAAGATCATTCGCGCCAAAGTTGGAGTATTTCTCCATGAACGAATTGGTGGCCTGCCGGGCAGCGTTAGATACAGACGGGTTAATGCTGGTCTTCTGATCCACCAGGTTCTTGCGGATGACCTCCATATCCTTGGTCGTCACGCCACCGCCAGACTTGCCCATAGCCTCCAAGCGATCGAGCGCGTTGAAAATCCCGGCCTGCCCCTCGCTGGTGGGGTGCTTCCCGTCGTTTAGCAATTCTGTCTTGATATCCTTTGCCATCTGCTCGACAGAGGAGGGCTTGATGATCGCGTCCGACGACTTGACGGCTTCAAATCCGTTCGAACCCGACTTCAGCAAGTCCTCGGCAGACGGAATAGCCTTGGCAGCATTGCGAGCCGCCGCCATCGCCTGGAATTTACGCGCCGCAGCCGTAGCGCCCCCAGCCCCGATCAGACCGCCAGCAATCTCGCCAAGAGGGCCGCCGACCCGACCGCCGATTTCGCTCCCGATGGCGGGCGCCGCAACATTGGTAAGAAACCGGGCGCCTAGGCCCTCGGGGCCGCCCGCCAACATATTCGGCGCGAACTCGGCGCCCTTCTTGAGAAGTCGCCCCGTCTCGTATTGCGGCTGATAATCCGGCGATACAATCGGGTCCGTGACCGTCGCCCTTACGTCCGCAGAGGTTGGCGCGTTTGCTATAACGCCAAGTGACGGGATGACCTTAGACGCCATCGAGGCGGCAGACTTAATGCCGGACGGATCAAAGCCGAGTTTCGAGCCAGCCCGGTCAAGACCCTTGCCAGCCATCTCCCGGAGGTCGCCGATACCGCCAATGGCGCTGATAGTAGCCTGTCCAAGGCCCGCTCCAACGGACTTGGCCGCGTCCTCGCCCATGCTCGGCTTGTCGAGCACGAAGCCCGGCGGCAGATCAGGCGCGCTGGGCTGGTCCAGCACGAAGCCCGGAGGAAGCGCGCTCACTGCCATTTTCCATTGCGGAAGGTGATCTTCTGGCCGGTTTGAGGATTGGTCGCGGTAGCGCCATCCTGGATACTGGCGGGCGCGGTTTGCGCACCGTTGCTCTTGACCCAGTTATCGATGCGCTCGAGCACCTTCTGGCCCTCATCCTTGATGACCGGACCAGCCTTCGCAGCCGCCATCGGGCCGATCGCAGCCACGCGCTTTTCCTCGAGCGCGGCCAGCGAGCCATGAAGCAGTTCGGAGAGCTTCGCGATCTGAGCCTTCTGCTGCTCAGGCGACATATTCTCTGAAAGGTTCTGCTCCCAATGGCGGATTTCCGAGTCCGAGAGATTGGCGCCCTTGAAGACCTTGGACATCTCTTCCGCGACAGCGTGAGCGTTCGTGCGGAACGCGCCAGGCTCGCCGCCTCCGGTCTGCTCATTGGCAAAGTTCGCCACCGCATTCCATGCTGGAACGGAGCGGTTCTTTAGGTTGCCCATGGCGTCGAGGAGCGAACCGACGTGCGCCAGGGTCTGGTTGGCGGCCCGCACCATCTCCGAACTCTTGCCAGAGGTGAAATCCTTGGCGCCGGCTTGACGCGCGGCCCAGCTCGTCGCGTCGAAGGTCGGGTCGATCGCGTGGGCGGCGTCGATCAGGGCAAGCGTTGCAGGGCTACGCATTGCTGCGGTCGAAGGAAGCGGCTGGCGCCCCTCGATCATGGCTTTGACAGTCCCGCGCATTTGGGCCGGGAGATGCTCATACAGCGCCTCTCCGGTAACGCCGGCCTGCTGTGCTTGCTGGACAGCCGCCATGCTACCGTTGCTTGCCGGGGCAGTCTGCGCATTGATGGGCTTGCCGTTGATGGTCTGCTCGCGCTCGTTGATGAAGCCGTACTGCTTGCCCTGCAACGGGTCTTCGCTGATGACGCCGTACTTTTCCTTGTTGGTCAAAGCCTCGTTGATGAGCGTCTTCCCGGCCTCAGGGTTCATGACGGCGAGCATGGCCTTCTGAGGGCCAAGCATAGGCACGAGAGAATCGTACTGTGCCTTGAGGTTCCTTTGGGCGATCGACTGCTGGTCATTGCCAGTCAGGCGGGCAATGATGCCGTTCGGGTTGAATGCGCGGCCAAGCGCTGAAATGCCACCCAGCGCGGGAGGAAGTGCCGGCTCAGGCTGCGCAACTTGCTGAGGCGCCATCTGCCCCTGTGTCGGCAGCGCGTTCGGCGGGGTCATGGCCTGCTGCGGGATGTACTGGTCAGAATTGCCCACGCGCGGCATCTGATAGCCGCCGATCTGCATGGGGCTGGCCTGAGGAGCCGCCTGATCCTGCTGAGGGAAGCCCTGCGACTGCGGAATAGAACCAAGGTTCGGCGCGAGCCGGCTCAGCAAGCCACCATTGCCGCCATAAGTCGAAGCGTCATAAAGATAGTCGAGAAGACCAGCCATCTATTGCCCTACAGGAAGTTCAAGAGGCCCATGATGCCGGAGCCGGACGACGAACCGCCAGCCCCGTTCGAAAAGCTGCCCATCCCACTCATGATCTTGGCGAACTGATCGACACCCGACATCTGGTTCGTTGTGTTGCTCGTGCCGCTCGATTGAGAGCCGAGACCCGCGATGGGGACGCCAATCTGCGCAAGCATGCCGAGGTTCTGAAGCGGGATGCCGAGCTTTTCAGCCTCAGCCGCCAGCGTGGACTTCGAGCCCTGGTTCATGGCGTCGAGACCAGAAGCGACCGAGCTGACGCCCGTGCCCCGGTTCGTGTTGTAGAGCTGCTGCAAGCCGCTCTGGATGCCAGCGTTGGTGTTGCCGGCGTTGTAGAGGTTGCCGGCCGCACCCTGCTGGTTCTGGACGTTCTGATTATACTGAGCCGCGATGGTCGGAGCCACGCCCTGCATGATGCCACGACCAAGCGTCTGCGAGTTCATGCCGGAGAAGTCGCGACCAGCCGCTGCAAACTGACCGTTGGTCGAGTTCGTGATATCGGCAACGGTCGTGTTCAGCGCATCCTTGAAGCCAGGCGTGTCATACGGGTTATAGTTCGTGTTCGACGCCAGCGGCTGCGTTGCCTTCTGGTAGTCGAGATAGTTCTGGTTGACGGCCCCGGCCTGGTTCAGTGCTCCGCCACCGTTGAGCATGCTCGTGGTGTAGCTCTGGATTGCAGGGTTGTACTGCCCCGCCGTCGCATTGTTCTGCTCGATCGTATTGAGCGCATTGCTCTGCGTGCCCGTCATCCCCGTTTGCGGGAGATAGCTATTGAGCTGACCGAGAATGCCCGTCATGGTGCCCTGTGCGGGCTCCCAAGGGTTGGTCGTTGACTGCTGCGAGGTGGTGCTAGTGCTCTTACCGCCCAAGGCGCTTCTCCAAGATAACGTGTTCGGCTCGATAGCCGTTCAACACCCGCTCCCAACCTTTGCGGCCATAAATCCGCATTGAGGAGCAGCCTTCGTTCTCTGCGTACTTTTCGATTTCAGCGAACAGCGGAAGCCAGCGCTCACGGTCGTAACCCGCGCACGCCGTCAGCACACAAACCTTATCCTGCGGCTTAACAAGCTGCGTCGTCGCCGCCGCCAGAATGTCCTTGCCGTCCCACGCAATCCAGACCAGTTGTAGGCCGGTTAGAACGTCCGCCTCTATGTCAGCGAAACTGCACAGGCCCGTCCGCTCGACCGCAGCCCTAATCTTGTCGCGAACATGCGGCCACATCTCGTCAATCCGCGCCGGATCAACGCAGACAAGGCTAACCGACAATGGCGTACAGGAACGTCCTGCCCGTCGTCGCGCTATTGGCGTGAGTGATCGTGAAGCTGTTATTGGCAACCGCACTCACGTACATTGTACCGTTGCCGACTTCGGCCGCAGCGTTGGCCGTCGTCGGTGTCAAGATGGGCGTAGAGCCAGCGGCGCAATTCGCCGTGGTAACTGTGGTCGTGGCCGAGCTCGTCGTCAGCGTCACGGTCCCGACAGCGTTTGACCGACCGGCGCCGAGCTGCTGAATGGAAAGATTGATCTTCTTCTGGTCGGTTTCCGTGATGGCCGGCAGAAGTACGGTCATAGCGAACCAGCTCCCGCAATATCCGGCTCAACACCCACGCAATACGTCCAGTCCGTCCCGGCCGGAATGCGGATCTTGAAGCGCGAATAACGGGTCTCCCGCTGCATGTCGCAGCGACCCGTCCTTGCACTGACAAGCACCTCAGTCCCACTCGTTGCCGCCGCGCTCGACGTATCGCGATAAGAGCAGGAGCCATAATGCGTCGCCGCATCAGTCACGGCCCGGAAGCCCTTGATCCTGATCTTCCTGCCGTCCGTGCCCTGCTCTCCGCTTTCCAGCGTGGCTTCCAGATTGAGGCCGCGATAGAATCCAAGCTTGTGCGCAGAGCTGAACTGAGCGATTTCCGGCTGAACCGCCGTCGCATACGCATCAAGGCTCAGAGTAAGCGCATCCAGGGACGAGGAAATCGAATCCAGCGCTTCCAGCGTCAGGCCGGTTTGAGAGATGCCGAGAAGATATTCCCCGCCGTCACTGATCGGGAACCATTGATCCAGAACGTAGTCATAGCCAATGATCTTGTCGTAGAGGTTGGCCTGACCGTTGACCGACTTGTAAGCCCAGTAGACCCGAGACGTTCTCGGATCTGAAGCGCCGATCATGAGTTGCAGGTTGCCCTTGTCGAGATCGACAGAAAAGCTGCGGTCTACCTTTTCCCGCCCGATCGGCTCGGGGTATCCACCAGGCGCGATCTTGGCGAAGCCCTGTGTACCATAGTAGAAAATCTGCTCGCCGGTCCGAATGATCGAATAAGGCGCATACAGCCCCTTGTCCTGCGCGATGCGGTCGATCTGAAAAATCAGGGGAGAGCCCGGCACGTAAGACATGCGCCGGATCGCCTGATCCTGGAAGATAATTCCGTATTCACCACCCGCAACGCCACGAACAATGCCGCCGTCAGGGAAGTCCTGAAAGTCTGACGAATTGGTGCCGCTCGTCCACGTCGTCGTTGCGTTCAAGCCGGACCACTGAATGCGGTACGGCTGAGAAAGCAGACCCGAGAGAACAAGAAACCGGCCGACAACAGAGATATAGGCCGCTTGCGGAGGAGAGCCGCCGCAATCAGCGAATGCGGTTGACGACGACAGGTCAAACACCTGAAGAACCACGTTGGCCTGTGTCGCGAATACAAGGTTACCGAACTGCGCGAACTGCCACTGAGCGGTCGCCGAAAGCGACGAATAGGTAGAAGCGCCCTTGGAGACGTCCGTCCAGCTAAAGTCCGTGTTGTTGAGCTGGTAAAGCTTCGTAGATGTTCCGGCGAACGTGATAACCGTCCCATCCGACTTAAGAGCGTAGAACCCACCCCGACAGACGGCAGGAAGCGCCTGCGTAAAGGTCGAAACGCTCGGAAACGGACCATATCCGTCAGCCCGTGGGATGACGTTAAGGATCGTCTTGGGAGACGACGACTCATAGTCGATCGTGTCGGGCGTATATGCCGAAAATTTAAGTAGCGGCATCAGAACCCGTCGTCATCCTCAGACGTCCATGTCGTGCTCGGCATTGTCTTGGGCGTCCATGTATTCGAGGGGTTGGAGATGTTCGTCCAGCTCGAGTTCGGAGGCGCCACCACCTCGAAAATGTCGGTATCGAAGGCGTCGTCATCGTAGGTATTGCCATCAAAGGCACCGAAGCCGGACATCAATCTTCCTTAATACGGGGATCCACTCGCGTGCATCGCATTATAGACAAGAGTTGCCGCGGCAGCCGCACCAGTGTCGTTGAAGTGCGTGTTATCACCCTGACGATTCGTCGCGTTAAGCGAATCCAGATTGCCACCTGAGAAGATCGTTGTTCCATTCACGATCCCGGTTTGAGCGGCCTGCACGGCCGTCGATACCGAGCCGCTGATCCACGTCTCCTCGCAGATGAAGAACCTGCCAGAAAATCCCGCAGTTGTAGCCGCTGAAAGCACGGTATTGAGGCTTGCCGTGTAGGCACTCTGCGAAGTCCCGAGAGATACTTCCGCCTCCCCCTGCCCCCAGATGAAGCCAAATGTTACGCCAGTCGTGGCCGGAGTAATGCCGTTCTGAGACAAACGGAGCATCGCGACCGCAATGCGGTTGGTAAACTGGCTCGTGGCCCATTGCGCGGCGCTGGTAGAGCCAATCGCAATATTGACGATCAGAACCTGGTTGAATATCCCATTGGAAACCAGCGTGTCGGCGACGCGAACCGATATGTTGCCGACGCCGAACGAGCCTTGATAGAAACTACTGCCGAGGACGGCCCCCGATACCGGGTAGAACGCTCCATCATAGACGTTGAGCTGACTAACAGCCGATGAATTGGTTGGCGTGTATAGTGTCGGCGTGATGTTGGTCCAGTTGGACTGCCCTGCAACGAACAATACCAGCGTTTTTTGTACCGGATTGATCGTGATAGATCGCTGGCTCGGCGTAACGCGGTACTGAGCTTGCCCAGAAATTACCGGATCGACAATGATGTACGGGTCTGGAGGAGAAATGCCGCCGGTCATCTAGTTTCTTAATGTCGCCGTCAGAACGTTGGCAGACGATGCGTTAAACGTCGCAGAATTGCCCGCGTTGGCGTTTTCCAGAGCGGTCAGGGTATGCGTCCCGGCTGCTGCATTCCATACGCCAGCGCTCGTTCCCCCGATAGTAATACTCGCGCCAGAAGACTGAGCGATCATTCCAGGGATAGCCATAGTCGTTGTGCTGTCGAATCCAACCGTCGTCTCAGTCGCGTTTCCTGCTGTGATGGTGACGATGTTTCGCGTCGAATATGCGAATTGAACGCCATCTTCCTGAGCCCCAAGCAGGAAGCCGATTTGGTTTCCTGTGCTTGCTCTAGCTTGCCTGACAGTCGCGGTTGCGTAGGTATAACTCGCGCCGCTATCGGTAACCGATGTCGTCGTTGTAACTCTGTTATATGTGTTCCAGACGTTGAGCACAGCCGCGACGCCGCCGCTTCCAGCAGAACCAAAGGTATAATCAATCGTTGAAGAACCATTGCTGGCAATGGTGCCAACCCAAGTCCCGCGCTGCGCAGCCGGACCATTTGTAATGGCCGACGTGTTCAGCAGAATTCCGCTGACCATCGTAAACGTATAACCACGGGTCGTTGAATTGGTCCACGCGGGACCACGGGTACATCTAAGGGTTCCGCCATCGCTCCAGACAAAAAGGTCATAAATCGAACTGGCAGCCACAGCCGCCGGGCTCTTAGTTGTGTCTGTCGTTAGCTGCGAAAGCTCCGTGAACACCGTTGGCACCATGTTGGTGCCATCGTAAATCGGAACAACATTTCCGGCATAAGGCGTATAATAGACAGTCGTTTTGGCGGACTGGCTTGCTTGCATGACGGGCACGCCGCTGGCAAGCGTAATTCGCCCCCCAGGCGCAATGCCGGCGTTACTGAAAACACCACTGCCGCTGGCAGGCGTTGCCCACGTTCCATCGCCACGCCAAAACGTGGAGGACGATGCGGACGTGCCGCTGTTGAGGTTGTTGACCGAAAGATTGCCGGTAACGCCCGTCGAGAGCGGAAGGCCAGTGCAGTTGGTCAGCGTCCCCGAAGTTGGCGTCCCGAGGACGGGGGTAACAAACGTCGGAGACGTCGCGCGGGCGAAATTGCCACTGCCCGTCGTGCTCGTAAAGGTCGCAACACCAGTTGCAAACAGGGGGACGCCGGATTGTGCGCTGACATCGGCACCAAAGCCACCACGGGAGGCCGCCAATGTGCCAGTCCACCCGACTGTTACAGACGTTGCCGCCAGAAGCGCCGTCGTCGGGGAGCCGCCAAGCGTCAAGGTGACGTTGGTGTCATTCGTCCGTGTAAGGGCCGTCCCGCTCGCGATATCCGAGGCCGGAATGGTGCCGACAGTGATCGCAGCGCCAGAGCTAGACTGCTTGAGGTACTGCCCTGCCCCGCCAGTTGCGCTCAGGTTCGCGGCCGTACCGCCGCGGGAGAGACCGAGCTGGCCCGTCCAACCCAATGTCAAGTTTTGAGCCGAGATCGAGCCGGTAACGTTGGTGTCGTTCGTGACGGCCTGAACAACGTTGCCGTTGAGCTGCGACGCATCAGCCGTTCCCGTGATGTCGTGGTCAGCATTCCACTGCGGGCCGTAGATGCGGGTTGAGTCGTTGCCCTGCGGCTTCGGCGATACGAAGTCGTGGTTAACCTTCAGCGTCAAGGCGTCACTCCCGACACGCGCATGACAACCGGGCTGGCGTTGAAGGTTGAGGTCAGCCCAAGATCGTTCAGGCTATCGAGCGCCGTCTTGAGGCCGAGACCCCAGACTTGAATGCGCTCGTCTTCCTTGATGTAGGGGGCGGATTCCAGCAACGTGCCATATAGGTAGAGATCGGGCGCGAGCGTCAGAAGCCAATTGCTCGAGTTAATCGACAGTGCCGGGATATTCTGCCGATAGATCATCTCGATCGTGTAGTCAGTGTCCGGCGTGGGAGCCAATTCCATTTCAGAACCGAAGATAGTGAAGTACTTTGGCTGGCCCACTACATCAGCCGTTTTGTAGCGAAACTCATCCATGGCGGCGCTGGTCATAAACGTAAGCCGCGGGCTTCCGCTGACACTGGTGATCCTGACTCGACGCATGGTCTGGAAATCGCTTGGGAGCAGGACAAATTCGGAGTCAGTTCCGCCTGCAACAACCGTCGCGCTGGACCTCTGCTCCATCTGCCGAACGAACAACAGCCGATTGAACTTCGCTTCCGCAAGCTGGATAAAGGTCGGAATACGCGCGATCAGCGTCGCATCCTGGTCACGGGCGAGCCATTCCGTGACGGCGCTTTGAAGCGAAGTGTAATCGGTAATCATCAACTACCGAACCCCATAAATCCCTGGACATGAGCGCTGTCTGTTCGCAGATACGCCCACTCAGGATCTTTCAGCTTTCGCTCTACAAGAGCGTCCATTTCAGGTCCGAACAGGCGGATGGTCGTATTGCCGCGCGCCCATTCTTCATTCAGCCAGCGCACCATGATAACGTTGGGGATCGACGCGACATGACGGCCCCAATCGCTATTCTGCCGTTCAGAGCGCAATGCCTTATTGCGCTCAATGATGTCCTCAACATCCTGAACGGTCTCGACAACGGTCTTATCGTCATCGAGGAAGATGCGCGTCTCATCCATTTACAGGCACTCGGTAACGTACATCGTGCCCCCGGAGGAGACCTGGACAGCCTTAATGGACTGCCCCGGAGTCGTGGTGAAATACTCGGGCGACAGCGCTACGACATAAGCGCCCGAGGTGGACGATGGAGTACTTCCGTCCGTCGTCACCCACGCATCGGTCGTCACGACAACGCGGACCTTGTAGATCTCGCTTCCGATCGGGCCATAGGTGCCGGCCGTTCCGGTATAGGCGGCGTTACCTGACGTGCCGATCCGGGCAGTACCGATGTATTGAAGAGCCATGACTTAGGACGCCTGAACGTCGAAGCCGAACTGGCAGCCAATGTTGGAGCCAGATGCGGCTGACGGAGTGAACGTAATGTAATCGTTCTCCGAGACGTACACGGGGCTCGTCGGAATCCAGCTCACGACCTGACCAGCAGCCGCAGAGGCAACCGGGATTGTGCCAGCAAGTGCCGCGTTCGTGGTACCGTTGACGGCAACCGTGATCGTCGCGTCAGCAGTGGTGATGGCGCCCTGGGCGATAGCCCACACTTGGGAGATGCGCCCCTTGACGGGAACGCGCGCATAGCAGGCCAGGGGGGTGGCGCCGATCGACGTGGTGTTGGCCGTCGCCCGCACTTCTTTCAGCGTAGGATGGATGGTAGGAAGGGCCATTTAAGTCTCCGGGATAAGATGGTCTGAGAACTTGGCCCGATATTCCTTCGAGCCGATATGTCCGAGTTCGATTGATGGGTCTAACCAGGTCTGGAATCCGAGTGCTCGGATATCATCGAAGAACGCGATATCTTCACCCCTCGCGTAACCGTCCCGTTCATCACACCGGAAGATGCGAGGCACAGGGCCATCATCAACGTCCGGGTATTTTAGTTTTGGGGACCGCTCTGCGAGTGCTTCGATCACTTTCCGCTGGACGCAGCAAAAGCCGAGCCCGGCGCCCCTCATGGGGATGCAACCAAACTCGTTGGCCTCATAGCTCTCTGCTTCATCGATCGCCACGAAGAACCGGATGGGCTCCGCGCGGCAAGGATAGGCTGCAAAGACGCATTCGAGCTTGGTTCCGAATGCGAGCAAGCGAACGAAGTCCTTCGCCTGCCATGCCATATCGGAATCCACCCAAAATAGATGGGTGCAATCCGACTTGAGGAAGTACCAAGCGGCCTTCGTTCTCGCGTGGTGGACAAGCGATCCGCCGACCTGCATCTGGATGTCGGACACGATCCGATTTGATGCAAGAACGTGCTGCGTCTCGAGCAGCGACTTGACGGTTTGGGCTGGGATATCGCGATGAGTGGGCATGGCGAGCATAACCTTCACGCCCGCCATGCTTAGCTTCATGTTTAGACCGTAGCGCTGAACGGAGTTGCCGTGGTGCCGGTCGGCGACGTATTGGCGTCAACCGAGAAAAACCCGGTCTTGATGTCAATGATCTCGATCCAATCGCCGACAACACCGCCAAGCGTCGTCCCGTTCAGCGTGATGGTGTCGCTGGTGGCCGACGTGCCATAACCGATCATGTTCGCGCTCGCCGTCGTCAGTGCAGTCACAAAGCCCTGCATGACGTCGGTCGAGTTGGCGACCTTGATGGTGTGGCTGGTCGCGGTCGCCGCAACCATGATGTTGAAGCGATACCGCGTTCCGGTGCCCGTCGCCTGGGGGAGCGTGATGGCGATCGGCGCCGTCGAGGAAACCGTGACAATACGGTTTCCATGCAGGGCCTGCGTGATGGTCAGCGTCGTTGCCGTGGTATCGACAACACCGGCAGAGCCAGTCAGCAGGTTCGGGACGGTCAGGATCTTGGGCGGACCAACGCCGGCCGGATAAACCGGCACAACGTCAGTGCTGCCGGCAGACGATGCCGTGGCGGCGTTTTCGTACCAGGAATAAATGCTCATGCGCCTATTCCTTACGAGGTGGTGTTGTCGAACACGCCGCCCGACGCCTTTTCATTGCGGGCAACAAGCGCGTATTCGGACACGACGGCCCGACGCTCGGAGTCGCCGGTACGCGCCAGCGGGATCGAGAGCATCGAACGACCCTTCATGGTCGCCATGGCCCACTTCTCGGTTTCCACAACGAGGACGTCGCGGGCGCGCTGGAAGCGGTTGGCAACGACCTTGAGCTTGCCGAAGTCGGACTCGTAAGCATCAACCGATGCAACGATCTTCTTGGAAGCCGCCTGCTCGATCGGCGAGGAACGGCCGGTGAAGGTCGAAAACACCTGCTTGTTGAAGGCGCCGGTATAGATGGTGTCCGGCTTGCCGCCCTGGGTCCAGATCGCGGACAGGACGGTCTTCAGGCGAGCTTCAGTGAAGGCGAGCTGGGTGCCATCGGTACGGGTGCCGGTACCGTCAGCCGCAGACGGATCAGCTGCGCCGCCAGCCGTGCCCTTGGAGGTATTGGTCTTGATCCACGACAGGATCGAGGCCGTCTTACGAGGGGTCGCGTCGGCGCCCGTCACCTTGGCCTGGTTGGTGCCAACCAGCGTGGTTTCCATGTCGCGCTTCAGCTCGAGACCCTTGAGCATGACCTGGTAATCCAGCTCGTTGCCACGGCCGGCGTGGATGACCGCCTGCTGGGTGCCGGAGACCTGGGCCGACTTGCGCGAGATCTGGCAGATGTTGCCAAGGCGCGCAGTCGCGGTCACGGCGTCCGCAACGATGTCGTCGCCTTCCAGCTGATAGTTGGAGGTAGACGCAGCAGCCAGGGCCTGGGTCTGCCATTCGTGGTTGACCGCAGTCGCCGTCTCGCGGGCAATGCCCGACATGAACGGGGTATCGGTCGGGTCGATGCGATAGATGATGTTCGAGAGGTCTTCACGATTGCCGACCGCTTCATAGGTGGCAAGGGCATTGGTAGGAAGTGCCATTTTCGTTCCTTAGGATGCTTTGCGCTGGGCCATGAGCAACGCCAATGCGTCGTCAACAGAGCCGGAAGCGCTGAGTTTCTGATTGAGGGCTTGGATGGATTGGGCCTGGGCAGCGCCACGAGGGGCGGCCACACCGGGCTTCTGAACGGGAGGAACCGGCTTGGATACAGCAGCGACCTTGGCTTTCTGAATGTCCCGCAGCTTCAAAGCGTCGGCGAGGAGTCGCTGCACACGATGGTCATAAATCGAGAGTTTCGATTTACCCGTCGCGAGTTCGGCGAGTTCGCTGTCCTTGAAACCCAATTCGGGAAGCAATTCAGAGGCAACGCGCTTCGTCAGCGCCTCACCCTTGGTCTTGTCGGCAAGCTCGGGGATGAACTCGACCGCCCGCGCGTTCTCCTCCTGGACATGCCTTGCCCAATTGGACTGCTCGGCAGCCTGCTTCTCCTGTTCGGCTCTGTCCGCCTCCTGTTTCACGGCCTGCATGCGCATCTGATGCACCTGCCATGCCTGAAACCGGAATGGATCCTCAGCCTGAAGCTTGACCACATCCTCCATGCTCTTGATGTCGCTGAATTGCGCCTGATTGACGCTCTCCAGTTCCCTCATGAGCGCGGGAAGCTGTGCTTCGTACTGCTGCTTTACCTGTTCCGCCTTTTGGCGCTCGACCTCAATGGCCTTGCGCTGTTCAGCGATTTCGTTCTGACTTCGGCGAAGGGCCGTTTCCCTCTCCTGTTCGCGATGGCTCAGGTATTCCTGAGTTTCGCGAGGCAAGGATTGGAAGCGTTCCTTTTCAGCCTGGGTCCAAGACCTCGGCGGGTCGATGGGAGGAAGCTCTGCTTCCTGTTCGTCCGCCTGCGCCTGTTCGCCGGGAGCCTTTTCAGGGTCGGCGTCTGCTTTCGCAGATTCCTCTTGCTCAGCAGCCTTTGCAGGCGCTTCCGCTTGTTCTTCCTCTGGCTTCTTCGGAGGCTCAGAGAGCATCCGCACAGCATCATCGAGCGACAGAGCCTCTTGGCTCAATGCCGGGGGCTGATAGTCAATGGGTCCGGGCGCGGCCTCTTGGGTCGCGGGAGCGGCTTCAGACATATGGTTTCCTTAGATGATGCCGAATCTTTTCTTGCGCTCCGAATCGGCGTGGAGCTTGTTCAGGTCGGCCTGAGCTAACCTTCCGTTCTCGATTACTCTTGCGAGATGGTCTTTGACCTTGCCGACGATGT